CTTCAGCGATATGAGATTGAGTAGGAGTAATGATATGTTCCTCCTGGTACTGCTTGATAAACTCATACGCTTTATCTAAATGTTTAGCAGATGTTCTAGCTAAATACGGATTACCATCATCGTACATGATTACCTCCTGTTTGGATTGGCTTGTTTAAATTCATCGGCTTCTTCTTCAGAATAAGTATCGCCATGTAAACCTACTAACTTTAATATGACCCTATCTTTAGCACGCTTCTCTGCCATCGCATAAGGATAAGAGTTCTTAGTATTGTAAGGTGTTGATTCTCCAATAGACCACTCAGACTTATCGCCTAAATGTCCTGTTACCTGGATCACAGCAATCTTTTTTTCTGCATTAGTTTCAATGACTTGAGGTGGATCAAACAAGATACCTTTGTGCGCTGCCACTTTCTCTAATGCTTTGTGTAACACAACCCATGTACCATGACAGTTCCAACAGGCATCGCTTGACTGCATACCGATCTCTTGTAAAACATCTGTAACTTTTTGTGGAATACTACTTGCCATACTTCCTCCTATTCAATAGTAAATTGTTTAGCTAATGCTTGTACTTCATCATGCACAGGTATCACTATCTCCTGCATCTTACTAACCCAATCAGGATCAAAAGGTACAGTGATTAATAATGATTGAACATTGGGTTCATCTGAATAGCTAAAGAAGTCCCATTGTTTTCTGCCGCTTAACCACATACACATTTGTACCTGACCGTAATATTTATCAGGACATTTGTTATCTCTTAGATAAGCTACATGGTTATGAAGTAAAGGTACTTTAATCTCTACGCCTTTATCATCACCAATACCATCAGGACTGCAACCAATGTCATAGTCATTGTGTTTAATAAACCCAACAGTCTCGACATGGTTGTCTGACATGAGTTTATATTTTTCTAATGCTTCAGGTTCAAGATCAATGCCACGTTGCATGGCATCAGATGTGTAACTATTCATGGCCTCATTTAAGAATGATGATTCCTCTTGTAGTTTTTCTTTAATGAGTTGATTTATGTAGTTACTTTGTGTATCACTACGTGATGCCTTACCTGTCGGTGTGATAAGTCTAGTAATACCACTGCCTGTGATGACACCTTTACGTGCCAAGTACCAATCAATAGTACGCTGTTCCATTGTTAGTGTTGTGCTATTTGTTCCTAATATTTCTGTCATGGATTCCTCCTTAAAAATTTTATCCATATTAAATGCAAGATGATCGACAAGCTGACAACGATTGTTGATCTCACTAATGTTAAACGGTTTCATTGTCGTACCAATCTTCATAGAAAGTGCTGGTCATTCTGAACACTCGTTCATTACCACCCTTTTTATTCTTTCTAGTACCGATAACGTATATCTCTTTATCTTTATACATCTCGGTCAGTCTTGGTCTGATTGATAAGACATCGACATCTAACCTTTCAGCTAACTCAGAACCCGTTTGTGTTTTAGCAACAAGAGATAAACGTATGTCGTTCTTAAGTCTCTTACAAAAGGTTCTTGCTTTCTCATGTGCTTCTGCTCTGGTATCTATCATCGCCACTCCTTGATAAATGTTTCACATAATGTTGAACATCTACCTTTGGAGTAACCCAAACGTAATAGAGAACTGATTGCTTCTTTTAATGAGAACTCACAATGTTCCTGATGCATGAGTTCCCTGGAGAACTCAGCCAGGCTTTGCGAATCATCGCTGCTTGCTTCATCGTCCATCCAATAGTCTCGGTTAAGATCTCTTAGGTCTGTCATAAATATCCTCCTTATAAATAATTTATAACATCTTAAGTATAAAGATATCTGATATCATTGCAACATGAATAAGAAACAAAATGCAGAAAATTTAGAACCACTATTTATCAGGCTGCCTAAAGAACTTAAGGATCAGGTCCAAGACCTAGCCAGGATCCGGGGTGTCAGCAACGCTTTACTTGTTGCTTCACTTCTGGACCAGGCGATCAACGGTACAACTGTTGAAGCCAAAGAATCTTTAAGCACTTGGATTGATAGACACCATTGATTCACCTTTACATAGAGACGCTGCCGATTCCGAAAGGTCGCCCACGTTTCACCCGTTCGGGCCATTCATATACTCCGAAACGTACCAAAGATTATGAGAAGATCATAAAGACCATCGCCCAAGAACACGTATCAAAAGGTGATTGCTTCACCATGCCTGTGCAAGTCAATGCCAATTTCCATTTTCAGGTACCGAAAAGTTACAGCCAGTCAAAAAGAAACGATTGTTTAAATGGGGTACTACTCCCCAAGCCTGACCTAGATAACCTCTTAAAGAGCCTATTAGACGCCTTAAACGGGATTTGTTTTCAGGATGATACACTGGTGCAAAAGATCAGAGCATCAAAGAGATATGCAGATAAGAATTTTATTGAGGTCGAGATAAAAAAATGCCCCTCTTTTTAGGGAGGGGCTAAGGCCTATATAGAATAGGCAACGGGGGAATTAATTACCTCTAGTATACTCTGCCAAATATTTATAAACAATCTCCATTCCTGTACTTGAAATGAACCAAGATTCAATACCCCCATGCAAACACAATCCAGCATTTGCATGATTGTTCTTACTTTCTAGTAAGGTACTAAGATAATAACTCGATACAAACTGTCCTAAATGCTTTCCTTCTTTTGGGTTGTAAAAGTTTTCAGAACTTGTGTCATAAAATCTTACGATGGGATCATTTGGAAAGTGTGTATCATCCTCATTTGGATCAATAGTCATATGCCACATGATGCCACTGCCAGCAAATAATTCTCTATCATTCACCTCATAGATTTTGTCTTGCATTACTTATCCTCCAATAATTGAGAATGTAAAAAGCCAGCATCGTTACCCTCAGGATCACAGCTAACAGTGAGTTTAATTTTCTCCTTTCCTTTTTGAATAATGAATGTTGGAAAGGGCTTGCATCCAAATTGTTCGCCTTGACCATCAAGCTTAAAGCTAATAATTTTATAGCCTAAAAATTGTTTGTAATATTCTTTGTACCAATTATTTTTTTTCATTGTTATCCTCCTATGATTGGTAGTAAAAGCCAGCCTAGAATTGCGAAGCCTAACCATAAGGCAAGCCCACAAATCCCAGCAAGTATCGAAACCCATAAGGGTTCAACGGGTTCATTTATAAATCTATTTTTATTCTGATGGTTCATTGTCTAGCCCTCCAAATTCTTCAAGACCTAATGCATTACAGAGCATATCGTATATTTCTTGTCCGCCCTCGGTCATTCTTTGATAATCCCAGCCTAATTCATCGACTAGTAATTTTACTTTTTCAATATTAATTTTATGCATTACGCTACCTCCTCTAGTGTGCTAATGAATTTAATTAATTCCTCTTGGCTTTCTGTTTCAAAATACAAACCTTCAACATCTTCATGAAACCAATAATAAGAACTAGGGTTGTCATCATCGAACCAAGATGCAGAATGTACATCACTAGGATATCTTAGAAAATATCTAGGTGTATTTTGATCGGTGCAATTACCTGTATCTATTCTAAGCATAGGCTCCTCTTGCATTACATAAAGCTTGGCTTTTAATTTGGGATTGATAAACGATGCACATATGTCATCGTGCCATGAATCATCCTCCCAATCTTTATTATTTAAAATAAAGTCAATGTTAGACTTGCAATCTTCATGTACTTTGTTTATATGAATTGTCATTGTGTTACTTCCTCCCATTGTTTAACAAAGTTTATAAGCCAAACGAATTGGCTCGCAGTTAGTTTTGTATCGTGATTGCCTTGCAATAAATCTTGAGCGCATAGCAAGGGCAAATCATTATCCTTAATAAATTTAAGGTAAGTGTTTATAAGATCGTCCATTATGCCACCATCTCTGATAATGTTAATTCATAGCATACATGCTCAACTGACCACCACGCCAAAGCATTTTTAAATGTCACATCAGTAAAAATATGCTTTCCGTAATCTCCCCAAGAATTTAAAAACTCTATAACATTCTTGTAACCATGGTTTAAGCTTTCTTGCTCTAACAGTTCCCATATTTCTACATGGTGATTGTCATAAAATTCAATCGTATCCGTATAGTAAATTAAAGGACTGCACGCCCCACTTATACAACCATGATCCACGATTGCGGTTATTTCATCTGAGTCTAAGTTTTCTCTTATCCATTCTTTAATTGACATTATTTTTCCTCCGTTAGTTAAACAATTTTTATTTGAATCTTATTGAATAGATCGGCTGGTTCTACACCATCTATAAGATGATTTCTTTTAAGGCTATCTAATGTGTGATGCACATACCATAAAAAGTCAT